CTCCGCCTTGTCAAAGTGACAAGTTAATAGACATCACGAATTACTGTGATGGCACCCACCTCTTCCGTAGATTTAGATTGAATCGACGGACTGAAGACTGCAGATGCTCGCCGTCATGCGCTTTTGGATATAGCGTATGAAGGTATTGCTTCCGATCTGTAGAGCCACCATTCTCTGAATTTGAATGATGGAAATACTTGATCAATGCAGGTAACCCATCAAGACGATCCTTAGCCCTCACGGGTGAAGGAACAAGGGTTCTAACTTCGAACCTATGTAAAGTGCTAGACCATCGCTGGCTAGTACTTACGTTTTGACGTGTGTGGTATCCGAGGCCAGCAGAATCTCGCCGGACTAATGGTAAGCGAATTCGCTTATTCAAAAACCCATCGAGATATGCTGAGGTGGAATACATACACTGTAACCAAAGTTGGTTACTGGTGGACAATATTCCAACAAAAGCTTCGGCTTCAGTCGAGGTTGTATCTGGATCGTGGCGGAGATACACAGGGGTCACTTTGTGACCCTTAAATGCATCAACTCCACAGCTCTCTCTAAAGTCTCCCTTAGAGAAAGTTTTCTTATGGTTAATCTTAAGACCACAAGATTCGATCCAGTCAGCAAAGCCTGAAAAATATTCACGTTTGATGACTATGTCATCACCAAAGACGTGGACATTTCTGGCGAGTAGCTGCAACATTCCTATCGTTACCTTCTTATGTAACGGGACCATAGATGCAAGCGCAACCAGCGCGAACACATATGATTGTACGGGAAAAGTTGTAGCATTACCCATGCCGGCGTATTTCCGAAGAACGAGGGTATTACAGCCCATGTTCACGGAAGGCGTACGACAGCCTAAGAGTGCTGAGAGGTATCTCAGTCTGGGAGCGAACGCTAATTCAACCAACTTGGTTGAAAGACGATCGCTGGCAGAACTTAGGTCTATCGTTACCCACTCACCGGTGAGGGACCCTTCAAGAGCAAGTTTTTGATTAGGCTCTTGAGTGGGCAGTGTCAAGCAGTTGCGCATTACGGGACAACGCTCAATCTCCTTGCGGAGATGAGTATTGAGACCCTGCTGAACAAATTGATTCAGCATAGGTTCAACCGTAATTGTTCTCAAGGCTGTAGAGCTCTTGGGAACAGTAACAAGCTTGGCACTCTCGACCAGAGAAGTATCATGGTAATCGAACTGAAACTCATGATCACAATGTAGAAAAGAAACTACATCGTAACCCACAGAGATCAGACGATCGTCTAAATCAAATAGACGGGAGTACAAAGCCGACCACTTCTGGTTCGGTTTATACCCTTCCATGACAGCGCCTGGGCCATGTCGACAGTCAAGCTCTTGAAAGTCATCAAGACTTAAAAGAACAAAACTAGCGATATGGGCAATGTGGTCAGCGCGAAATCCAGCAATGCCGGAGATCTCGTTATCACATTGCACGAAGGATGCTCTAGCTTCTGACGCAAGTTGTTGATTTACGTCATCAGTTGGAGTAAACTTCTTACAGAAGTAGCACAACTGTCGAATAATAGAAACATATTCGACCGAAGCGTTACTTTTGTAATCACCAGAGTTAGGATCAAAGATTTCACAGAACATACCCGAAAAAAGTCTCGGGATTGCTCCCCCTTTGAGCTTGCGAAAGCCATCGGGGCAGGTGAACCTTTTCTTTTCAATCCCAAGATCAAGGGATTTACCAAGAGAAGGAAGTGCAACGGATAAGAATCCGATGCCCTCATCTTTGAAACGCGCCTCGAGCGTAAGTAAATCACGCTCAAGTCCTCTTGCTTCAGGTAGGAGTCTCTTAGCATCAGCTAAGAGACACCGGAGGATTCCGAACAGGCTTTTCATCTTTTGCTCCTTGAGCTAAAAGATCCTGAGCCACGTTTGGTTGAACCATATAAAGGTAGTCATCATCATCATCCAAGTTAGACGATGAGTCAGACCACCAATATAGTAACGCTAACACGCCAATAAAGGCGGCTACGACTGCTGCATAGATTAAAGCAGAAAGTTGTAATAGAGACATGGGCACTCCCTTTGGCAGGGAGTGCCCTGCACTAGTTAGCGGTTGATAAGAGATTAGCTTTGTGAGCTAATCCACTTAGCAACAGTTACGTCAGCGTCGGCGAGAGTGTCAGTCAGTGCCTTTACAAGCGCTGCTTTCGTACTCGCGTCCCAGCCGAACGGGGGAATTGTAGCTGATATGGAGACGCTAGCAGTCTGTTTTGAAACATCACCTGTGTAAGGTGATGTCGCATTCAGAGTTTGCGAGATCTTCATATAGTGACGTTCACCAGTTCGGTCATTGGAGCTATGGCTAAAAGTTAGCTGGTAACCATTTACGGTATCCCAGCGCTCAGAACCATAACCATCAGATCGAACAACCGCAAAATTTAAAGCGGGTGTAGGAGCTGATGCTGCGACGGTGATTGGATCAATTAACATGACAAGGAGTCCTTGCTGATGGTGAAACTACCGAACACGATGTTTGGTAGGACTTCCATATTTAGTGCTAAGTGCACCAATTATGGCTTTCTGAGAACCCGACAGAGTCGGATCCCAGTAGGTCTTCACTGAAGCAACCTGGCTCATACTCTTACGTAAATGATACTTAAGAGTTAAAACTCCCATGTGCTCTTTCTTCTCGATCTTAGATCCAGAAGATAAAGTTCCATCGAAGTTATATGACCAGGAACCGGTAAACTTTCCGGTAAAACGTGCTCGAATAAGATTTACCTCACGGTAAGTCATAAACGAGTAATTGACTATACTTCGATCTTTGCGAACTGTGTCGATTATGTGGACATAGTCGCCGAGACCTGAGAACCAGTCAATCATCCATGTCCAAGGGACTAAATCATAAATGTCACTTGGTGTCGGATACGTACCCAATTTTTCCCAGAATAAGTTAATTCTGAGTTTGGGAAGATCCACTTCAGGAAATTGAATTTGAACATTCGCTACACAGCGAAGTTCGCAGGTACGAGTGCCACTCGAAGTGAGTGCAAACGTACCATCAATTCCCTCATAGTGCATCAATTGGCCGGAAAATGTTGGAACGCTGCTAACCGGTTCGATCCACTTCTTAGTGGTTCGAAACGACACGTCTTTCCCGATGTTTTTAATTAAGAAGTTTACCCTCTTAGTTATATCCTCGGGTCGGCGTAGCAACTGTGACACAGCCTGCACCATCGATTGCCATCCGAACTTAAATGTAAGGAAGGCATTCGAAACAACATGATCAAAGTCAAGTTTTGGATCGATCCTAAAGCCAGTCTTATGGCCAAGGAAAGACTCATACTTTTCTAAGATCGCAGGTTTTCGCCAGCTACTGGCGGTGTGCTGTAAGGAACGGAAAAGTTCAGTTCCACAGTACGTCTCAAAGGCTTGCCAGGCTTGAAGGGTACCACGAATAGTTTGTGGAAGATCCTTCAATTCAGCAACCTGATAGAAGAGATTGTAGTCTCGAGAAATTGGTAGACACTTGTCTAACATTCCGAGAGCGTTCGCTTGCATTTGAGCAAGTGCACGTGTTCTACAGTTTACTTCTAAGGCCAAAGTTGACGTTTTGTCACAGACAATCTCAGGACCAAGAACGCTCATAGTGCGGCGAGAAATGGTGCGTGTTCTTTGAACACCAGCAGATCCCACGCCTACGGACGTCTGAACCCAATTATCAGTGGCTTGAAAGGAGTGATCGAGGGGGTATGACCTCCAAACAGGGTCGAAAATTTCCATTTCGCCTTGTCGGATGCCAATCCCACGATTCTTTTCAGTAAAGTCACGGATAAATCCAGTTATCGCAAGTTGCGGTAACCGGATTGTAGTGAAGGGTCCAGATTTAGTCGTCACAGGGCCAGTCTGATGATAATCGAACGGATAAACCGTCGATGCATCAGGTGTATAGCCATATTGGATTGTAGATGAACCCCAATGCTCCTCACGATCGGAGTATGGGGTTGATATCTTCAATCTTTTTCTGTGATGGGAAGGAATATCGGTCAATAAAGCGACCTTATTAGTTGTAATGGTAAACTTCTCCCATGGGTCAAGGGCCAAGGCCCAAGATGCCATGAGATCAGTGCCAAACAACTTATATATAAACCTTTCCAGTCCTTGAGATTTAGCAGCTAAGTCCTTTGCGCGCTGACGATACAAGTCGAGCTTGGTGTCATAGTCAACTTTCCGTAACTCTACGGAAGACCTGGCGTCCATTACCTTTCGGCTCTGTACGACTGGCTTCTTCTTCTGAGTAGGCTTTTTGGCTTTCCCAGATTGATTAGCTGACGTGCTCAAAGGCTTCTCCTATTGCTAAAGTAAAGAGGGCTTACACTCGAAGCGCAG